ACTTTTTCTTGTCTGCATCTTCGCGGTGATCGCCCTTGTCGCCCGGATCGCCGTCTGGCTGTGGGATCTCCGGGAGGCGCGGAGGCCGGTCAGGTATGGGGAGAGAGGGGTGCGACGATGATCGAGAACGGATGGACATCTGAGTTTCAACGTTTGCGAGCGGAGAACGCGGCGCTGAAGGCAGAACTGAAAGAACAGTTTGAACAAAGCATCTCCATCATCCATGACCAGGGTGCGGAGAATATCGCGATCAAAGAGGAGGTTTCCGCGCTGACAATGTACCTCGACCAGCTCCCTGCGCATAACTGGCACCAGGAATATCTGAAGGAGAACGCGGCGCTGAAGAACGTAATTGCGGACATGGGCGAGACTGAATCCAACGTCCGGGAAATCCTGCGCCCGCTTATGGACGTTGATGGGGATTCCTACGGCGTCCCGCCATTAGAATCACTTGTTGAGCAGCTCCGCGACCGGCTGATGGCGGTGGAAAGGATGGTGGGAAATGGATAACGATTGGAGGATTCCCGACGAGGATCTTGACGACCATCTCTCGCTGCGGGAGATCATACCCGGCGCGATAATCGGTGGCCTCGTCTGGGCGGTGATCGGGTTGTCAATCTGGTGGATATTCAGGGGGTGAGATGATGATCCGCCTATTCAACACTGACAGCCTCGCGGCCATGCAGGAGATGCCCGACAAGGCTTATGATCTGGCGATTGTCGATCCTGATTTCGGCTTAGGCGATAAAATCACTTGCGGCGGGACGTGGGCGGCAAAGCTGAAAAAAGGTGATGGTGATTTAGGCGGCAAGCCCCCTGCGGAATACTGGCGACAGCTTTTCAGGGTATCCGCCAATCAGATCGTTTGGGGAGGGAATTATTTCAGTCTGCCCTCGTCAAGGTGCTTTATTGTTTGGGATAAAAAAGCGCACATGGACACGCTTGCCGATTGCGAAATGGCGTGGACCTCATTTGACCAAAACGCAAAGATTTTCCCCCATCCGCGTAACACCTCAGAGAAGAGAATACATATCTGCCAAAAGCCCGTTGCCCTCTACAAATGGCTGCTGACGAACTACGCCAAGCCGGGGGACAGGATACTCGACACCCACGGGGGCAGCGGGTCAATCTGCATCGCCTGCCATGACCTCGGCTTTGACCTGGACTGGTATGAAATCGACGTGGAGTATTTTCAGGCGGCAAAGGAACGGCTTGAGCGGCACCAGCGGCAAGAGGTTTTGCCGATCAACGAACATCGTGAAGCGGCTGTTAATGCGCCGCTATTTGGGGAGGGACCATGAAGCTCAGGCTTATCAGGGCGGTGATCGGGTGGCTGTGGCGGCATCACAAGTACCTGGTGATGGAAACGATTGCACCGGGGAAACACCTGCATTTGAATCCAAAGAGAAAGAAGGTGGCAACGGGATGAACGACAGGGAGAAAGAAGCGACATGGGAGCGCCTGCAGGAGCGACTTCCCGGAGGCCCCGGAGATCCCTGCCTTGATTGTGACATTGAGGACGCTGACGAGGCGTATTGCCGGGAGTGTAGATTTTGGAGCAAGAACAGGAGGGGGAAATGACATTCCAAGACGCGGAGAACGAATTGAAGGATCTGGCAAAGGACCGGGCGTGGTCCCTGACATACGAACGGGCATCCTTTTTTCTGCCGGGCGGAACGGCGATCACGGCATACATTGCCGGTGTGGGCCACGGGGAATCGTCCATCACCTACGAAGGGGCGATTGAGAATATGCGGAAAAAGCTGAGTCTGCCCCCCGCCGGGAAGCCCGACCCGGCACCGGAGGCGGGGTGAAAGGAGATCAAATGAAAGACGATCATCAAGAGTTGATTTGGGTATCAAAGGAGCTTGCGGAGCGAGTCAAGAAAATGCAGACCGAGCAAGCGACACGTGAACAGCAGGATTCGGTGCTTAATGAATACATTGAATCATTGAAGGCCGATGTCAAGCGCGATTTCAAATGTAATTTAGAGTCTCTTGAAGAAGATGCGGCGATCTTCACGGGGCTCATGCTCAAAGTCAAACAGGCTTTTGAAAAGGCCAAAGGCGAGCAGCTAACAGCCTCCTACGAACTGTGGGAAAAGTTTGAGGCCGAAATACCTTCAGTCAATGAAAAGGTCAATATGTTGCTCAAGGTGCTAAAGCCGCTCAAGGATGAACTAACGCAAGTCAATGATTTAATCGGAAAGATAGATACTTACGACATTAACAGGCTCAATGAATCCGTTGCCCATCTTGCCAGTAGTTACGGAAAAAACAAAGAAATGATTGAGTTCCTTATCACCAATTTCGGGAAACAAGTCCATGCTTGACACCGACCCCACCCGCTCGCTGCGGGAGCAGTACGATTCAGCGGCCCCGGACTATTTATGGGAGGAGGAGCGGCAAGGCGGCCACTGTTTTCGGGGAGACAATGAAGGAAGGTGGCACCAGGGTGAATGCTGTCCGCTCGAGGAACAGGACGACGACCGGGCCGAGCGGCGGGAGATCCAGAGGGCTAAACTACTAACTTGTTTGAGGAGGTAACATGGACGAGAACAAAAATGACATTGAAATTATCAGGAAAACGCCAGGCTACGCACATACTCGATTTGAGGGAACGTGCGGACCAACTGTTACTGCCAAAGACATAGCGGAAAAAATATATCACCCCTATTTCGGCGGTCGTGATGCAAGAGTAATGAATGGAAAATGGTCGGCAATTAGACATGATGACTAAACTTTTGCGGTGCGTGAGGAGGTAGGGGGATGGAAAACGAGATAATTGAAGTTCAGGAAACGGCATTGACGCCGATCACGGACAACACGCTTATCGGCCTTGCGGAACAGGCGGAAAAGCGGATCGACGCCATGAACAAAATCAAACGGATAGCAATCAAATTGACAAACAAGCACGACTGGACCGATCAGGGAGGGAAACCCTATCTTCAGGTTTCTGGGGCAGAGAAGATCGCCCGTATGTTCGGAATCTCTTGGCGGATTTCTGAACCTGTTTTTGAGGCTGCAGAGGGAGGCCACTTTGCTTATACCTACCGGGGGAACTTTTCTCTTGCCGGGGCAACAATCGACGCCATCGGAACGCGCTCAAGCAAAGACCCATTTTTCAAAAGGTACTCAGGAAAGGGTGATGATAGGGTAGAGCTTCCCGTGTCTGAAATCGACAAGGGCGACCTCAAGAAAGCCGCCTATACCAACTGTATCGGCAATGGGATAACCCGCCTCCTGGGGCTGAGGAACATGACCTATGAGGACCTTCAGGAGTTTGCCGGGATAACTCCCGATATGCTCGGAAAAGTCGATTACAAACGGAAAGGGAGACAGGATGCCGGTATCGCCTCTGAAGGTGCAAAAACCATCACTTGCGCCGTGGTGGACATCCGCAAGAAGGACGGAAAAAGCAAGGCGGGGAAAGCCTACACGGTCTACACGATCAAAACCGCCGATGCAGAATACGGGACATTCTCCGAAACAATCGCAAAAACGGCAAAGGAAGCAAAAGAGGCGGGCCGCTCTGTCTGTATCGGATTTACAACAGATCAGTACGGAAACAAGATCGAAACGCTTGTTTTTGCCGATGATGGACCTCCCGCCGAAACGGGGGAAAGGATTCCGGGTGAAGAAGGATGATCGTCGAAAAAATACTCGAAAGCAAGGCGCGGAAGATAAAGCAATACCCGGTCAACAGCAATCGTGCATCTGATTTGGGGATTCCCTGTGTCCGGTATCATGTCCTTAACCGTACCCGATGGGAGGAGCGGTCGCTGCATGACGTTGGCCTTCAGATGGTTTTCGATATGGGAAACGAGATTGAAGAGATCGTGCTGAAGGAATTAGCAGAGGCCGGAGTAAAGGTGATCGAGCAGCAGCGGTCTTTTCAGTGGAAAGAATACGGTATCACCGGGCATATCGACGGCATGATTCTTGATGATGGGAAGGCTATCCCGCTTGAAATTAAATCTTGCTCCCCTTTTGTTTTCAAGGCGATCAATACCATCAATGACCTGAAACACGGGAAGTATGCCTATCTCCGCAAATACCCGACACAGCTTAACCTCTATCTTCTCATGGACGGCAAGGAAATGGGGATATTTCTTTTCAAGGACAAGGTATCCGGGGCGATTAAAGAAATCCCGATGGATATTGACTATGAACTGGGAGAAGAAACATTGAAGCGGGCCGAGGCCGTCAATGCCAATCTTGCGGCGGGAACTCTCCCCGATCCAATAAACGACGATCTGTGGTGCGAGGGGTGTGCTTATGCCCATATCTGCCTACCGGATCACATCGGCAAGGAAGTGGAAATTGATACCGGGGAACTGGCAACGATGCTTGACCGCCTTGACGAATTAAAGCCCGTCGTCAAAGAGTACGAAGAGCTTGACGAACAGGTGAAAAAAGCCGTCGAGGGTCGGGAAAAGATACTTGCTGGTTCCTGGTTCGTGACAGGAAAATACCTTGAAAAGAAATCCTATGAAATCCCTTCTGAAATCAAGGCGCAATATGAAAAAATCACGCGATACTGGCGACGGTCAATCAAAAAGGCGGCATAGATACATCCCCTGCCGGATCATTGGCGGGGAGATATACCGGGAGTGGTGCCTGAACCGCTGCCACCACCGGAAGCGGGGGAGGTGCGAAGGGCAGAAGGAGGAGTGATGAAGAAACGAACACCCGAAGGGCAGCTTACCTTCTCCGTCAAGCAGCTCCTGAACAGCGTCGGGATATTCCACTGGAAGCATTTCGGAGGGCCAATGGGCGTTAAAGGTGTGCCTGACATATTGGGTTGTTACCGTGGAAAATTACTTGGAATTGAGCTGAAAGCACCGAACGGGAAAGTGAGCCCCGAGCAAGAGGATTTCATACGGAGGATCAACCGGGCTGGCGGTTTGGCATTTGTGGCCAGGGACCTTGAGACGGTGATTGAAAAATTGGGGTTACAGGATCGGTTTCTGAGGCTGAAATGAAGATGAGAGACGATGACAGAATAACCACCCTGGACGATTGGCAGGCGTACGAATGGCGCAAAAAGGAATTGCCGGTTATGCCTCCCGGTGACTACGAAGAGGCGATAAGGGATATCTGTGATGCGTTGGATGTGTGAACCTTACTTCACATTCGCTGAACACATACTAGAGGTACTATATGTTATTTATGTAAAAACACCCTGTAAACATGTTACTTTTGTTACACATGTTACTTTTGTTACTTGGGGGACTTGTGCAAACTGACGCCAAAATGACCGCACAAATTATCAGGGAAACAACAATAGAGCATCTTGTTAGAGCAAAGATGCCTGTCGAGGAAATAGCCGAAGTTATTAAGAAATTATACCTTGCTGATAAAGAAGATTTTACCGAAGAACAGATATTAGAGGACATTTATAGCGAGCAGTCGTATCAATTATCCGATCCCCAAAAACCCGGACGATCGATCCATCAGGAGGTATTGGACTGGATAGAAAGTAACAAAAGTAACAACCGTGTTACGCATTTGTTACGCATTATGTTACGCATTTGTTACGCAGACCTTGACCTCAAAACCAGAAATGAAAAAGCTCAATGCCGGGTAACTTTCCGCCGACTTTGCGATAAGGGCATCCTCGAACCAGATCCTCATACGGCAGGAACGTATATCGTTGTCAACCATCAAACCGACGAAATCGACTTCATGGGTGCTGATACGACGCCCTTCAATATCCATTTCCCCTTGGGGGTAGATGAACTGGTAACTATCTATAAAAAAAGCGTCATCGTCTTGGCCGGAGAACCGAACGCCGGTAAAACCGCTTATATGCTCAACATGGCACGGAAAAACATGGATGAGCATAACGTAATGTATTTCTCCTCGGAAATGGGAGCGGCAGAGCTTCAGGTGAGGCTAAAAAAATTTCCTTACCAGTTGGAATCATGGAAAAAAGTCAGATGGATTGCGAAAAGTGGTGATTTCAGCCGGGTTATTGATCCGAACGGGATGAACATCATTGATTATCTTGAAGTTGCAAAGGATTTCTACGAAATAGGCGGTATGCTCACTGATATTTTCAACGCGCTTGATGGTGGCGTGGCCGTCGTCGGCCTTCAAAAGCCTGCAGGCAGGGATACGGGCATCGGCGGGGCAAGGACGTTAGACAAGGCAAGGCTTTACATGGCTATTGAGCCAGGTGTGCTCAAGATCGTCAAGGGGAAAATATGGCGGCAGGAGAACATCAATCCGAACGGGCTTTACCGAAAATTTAGACTTGGCGGCGGGGCGAATTTTACAAAGGATTCTGAATGGCTGGTGTAAAGCAGTTGTGGCGTGGAGCTTTTAACCTGAACCGTATCGCAAGAATCGAGTACGCCTATGCATTCACTGAGCGCCAGGCATGGACTATCATGTGCAAACGCATGGCGAAAAAGGACGGCGTGCCGGATCGGTATGTGATGCAGCTTTTTAATGGTGACCAGGATAACTATCAGATAACCCGTGAACTTGAGGTCACGGAGGAATAGAGATGCCCAAGATTGAATCCCTCAAGCCCCGCCTTACCACCCTGGACACCCGGCAGGGATCAAGCGCGGCAGCTAACCGCATCCGGGGGTGGAAGCTTGTGAAGATCCGCGAGCGCATCCTGCTCCGGGATAGGTACACCTGCCAGGTATGCGGCAGGGTAGGGACGGACCTGGAGGTGGATCATGTTGTGCCGCTTGCCATTGGAGGTAATAATTCAGATTCAAATTTACAAGTATTATGCCCCTCTTGTCATTTGGTAAAATCTGAGGCTGAAGAAAAGGAACGTGGCAATAAATATTAATTGACATGAATATAACAAGATGTTATAAAAGCCTCAAAATAAAGGAGGCTTATCATGAAAAGAATCAGGACGTGCGTATGCGGCAAGGTGTTTGAGTATGAGGTTGGAAGGGGCAGAGATAGGATGTATTGTTCTGTGTTATGCAAGAAAGAAGCGATCAAGAAAGGGCAGGCAGAATTAAATAAATCGCGTCCTGTTTGCTCCACCCTTGGGTGCCTTAAGTTGGCGAATAGGATAGGATCTGGGTTTTGCGAAGGTTGTTATATGCGTATGAGAAGGAAGGGAACAACAGATTATAAACCACTACCGCTATATCGTACCACACAATCGGCAGGTTATATCTGGGTGCGTGAACCATCCCACCCATTGGCTGATTCAACCGGCTTGGTCTATGAGCATAGGTTTGTATTCTATGAGCACAATGGAAGCGGGCCTTTCAAATGCCATTGGTGTGGGCTTGATGTCGAATGGAAGACGATGCACGTAGATCATTTGGATGATGATAAAACAAACAACAACATAGACAACTTGGTGCCATCATGTCCAAGGTGCAACCAGAAGCGCGGGGAATGGAAGATGGTAGCAAAGCAAAGGGCGAACGGGAAACAGATAACATATAACGGCGTTACAAAGACGGCTGGGTTATGGGCTAAAGACATTGGCTTATCCCGAAGCGCATTCATGCGAAGGATGGAATGCTGGCCTATTGATGTGGTTATGACAACGCCGCACGGTAAGTCAGGACCAAAGAAGGCCGAGCCATGCCACCGGGGAAGACGGAGCGCGAGCTGGTGGAGAAGGGGTTGATCACGGGCAATGCCACGACGTTATCTTATTAGCCGGGAGTGTCCTGTATGCTCTGCATGGTTCAAAACAAAGCATCTGCATCAAGAGACATGCTCAAAAAAATGCGGAATTACACTATTGAGGCGACGGGAATTGAGGATTAATGAGGAAGCGGGGATAGCTCAGGCGTGGGCGTGCGGCGGTGGCGTACAGAGCACAGCCATTGCCGCGCTGATCTGTATAGGCGAGCTGCCCAGGCCGGACTATGCGTGGATCATTGACGTGGGCTATGAGAAGAGCAGAACGTTTGAGTATGCTCAGTCTGTCTTAATGCCGAAGCTGCAAAATGTAGGTGTTACGTTGAATATCATTAAAACGGTGGATTATTTAGATAATGACCTGTTCGATGCAATGGGCGACTGCGTGCTGCCTGTATTTATCAAGGGCAATGATGGCGTTGTTGGCAAATATAAGACTAACTGCTCAGGTAAATGGAANAACCAATGGCTCAGGAAGCAAGGCGTTAAACGATGTGACACATGGATTGGGATAAGCATTGACGAGGCGCGAAGGGTGAAGCCAAGCCGCATACGATGGAATCAGAACCGATACCCGCTCGTTGATATGGGAATAAGGCGTGAGGACTGCATTGATATGATAGCGCGCATGGGATGGCCCAAGCCTGATCATACGTCGTGCTACCTATGCCCCAATCAATCAGACTATCAATGGCAGGCTATCAAGAAGCATTACCCTGGCGATTGGGCGCATGCCGTCGATGCCGAGAATTATATTAGGGAGAGAAACGCAAACCTTTTTCTTCACCGGACATGCCAACCACTGCATGGAAAG